AGGGACAATAATTATAAAGATATGCCTCATATTTTGAACTACCACTACCCACTGGTGATCCGTTCACCTTGACATTTGAAATCTGCTTAACCGGGTGATCGGCAACCAAAAAAATCTGATATTCTGCGCTGGGGTCGGGGTTGTTACCTGTCGGGTCTGGCCCTAACCGCTTGTCATCCAGATAGACTACCTCCCCCGCCCTGTGGGTATATTTCATCTTTTCTGCCAAATCAATATACCAACTTCCAATAGATGCTTCATACCCTATTGCCGATACAGCGATTGATTCGCTGTAAGAGAGATGGGGCTTGTTGGTATAGGCTGCTTGAACGTCAGCATCTTCCTTATAATTTTCCCAAGTTCCATAACTAACCATCTTGAGTTCAGGATAACTTATGCCCGAATACGCGCCCCTCCACCAGCCGATATCTTCAGAAACATATACACGATCTTTGGTTGTCAATGCAGATTCTATCTCATGTACCCATACCCCTAATATCTGAAAGTCAGAACCCGGAGAAAGTACAAGCTCGATCTCCCAAAGTCCCAGTGCTACACTTGGTGCGTTCCCTATCGTGAAATCAACACCATAATAAACGCCTGAAGTCGACGCTCTATGTCCTCCTGACCCAGTACCTAAATTTGCAACATTTCCTCTTGGAGCGATGCCGTAAGAGAACCCATACTGCTGATTTGCAGAAGTAGAACGGGCAAATATTGATCCTACGCGCCTTGAGGTTTTTGAATTGTCGTCAATGCAGACGGACAACCAATATCTGTCTCCAGTTCTGAATCTAGCATACATAGCGGTATTCGTCGTCCAGTCGATGCGTACTGTACGATCCCCCCCCGCAGGGTAAACGTCAATTCCACCAGCGTTGTTCCACTCGACAGTTTCAGGATGATAGGGGTCAGTAACATAGACATGACCAACACCCTGCTTTTTCAAATCATCTGTTTTCGTTATGCTCCCCAAACTTCCCGCTACTGTTTTTTCCCAACCCCAACCCGGCCAACTCTCTTCATAATCCTCAACCAGAGTTGCAGTTGGAGTCACAGCAACAGGACGACATTCAAGATCGTTTGTCCGACCCATGATTATCGGCATTGTATCCCCGATTGCATCAGGATCAGCCAACGGAAACTCATCTCTTGAAATCAGCGGGGGAATTTGCCGATCATAAGAATTAGCAATATCTGTAAGTTGAAACGATACGGAATCTTCCGTTATCTCAATATCCCCATCGACAACCCCAACAAATATAATTTCCGCATCGGTCACTGTTCCTGAACCAACCGAATCTTCAAAACCCATCCAAACAGTACACTGCATCCCAGCCATAATGGCCGATGCTATGCTTGGGGCGTGATTGCTTAACTGCAATCCCATCTCAGAAAGCCCCTGCAAATTATCCAATCCAGATTCTAATGGGGCAGTATTTACGATCCGTGCTTCATAGTCTTGATATTCTAAAGGAGTGCCAATCCGTATGTCACGCTCCGACCAAAAATAAACTGTTGAGTTGGCTTGACCTGTTCCCGGCGTATTTCCTGAGACATAGGTTATCAAGGTGTAATCAACAAAGACAACTGGGTAGTAAGTGGTACTAGCCAGTTTAGTTTTGAAGTCTGTGCTGAAGTCTCTCATGCTGTCTGCAATAATGTAAATGTTGCGCGATAGAGCCGGTCTTTGTGGATTTCTGAAAGTTTGACATCACTTTCAAAACGAACCGTATAAACATCTGAATACGGATCAGTGTATTCAAATGTTTTCTCCATCCCGTTGACGGTTGTATCATAAAATGTCTCAAGTGAATCACGCTCTACTTCTGAACCCAATACAACTGAAATCATATAACGATAATTTGTAACCGATCTTGAATAAATATAGTACGTCCCGTCCTCCATCTGAAGCGGCGTATTGTGTTTGATTACCTGCCGTTCATATGGCACTTCTGGGTTATAAGTAAAAGCAATTGATGAGGTAGCACTCCCAACTGTCGGATAGTCAAATCTCACCACGCACCCCTTGTTCTCAATCCGCTTGCGTTACTGAACTGCCCCTGCCCTAATCCGTGTGAAACCCTCAGTCCAATCCTTTGCCCTCTTTTGGCTACATCCATCCTTGCGCCTAAAGCATTGTTGATACCGTGTGCTGTTGCATTTGTGAAGATGTTGACCGTTTGCCCACCTCCAATTTGATCATTAGCTGTTACACGCCCTGCTGTTGACGGTGTAAAAATTTCCGGCCCTCGCTCACCTACCAGAATAGGCTTGTTGCCATAAACCCCACCACCAGATGCCTTTTCGTTCCTTTGTGCGTGCGTTCGCTTGTCATTTTTGTCCTTCTCAACAGGTTTGTCGTGGGTGGCGTCGTAGATAGCTTGACCCACTTTGAATGCTTTTTCAGATACTATGGGTATTTTCAGTGACGCAACTTTCTGCCACCATCCATGAACAGTTTTAATAGCATTTGCCAGCGTGATGAAAGCATTTCCAACTTTTTCGAGATTTAGTTTAACTTCTGCCCAGAACTTTTCGTCCTTCATAGCTGTAACAAACTTATCCCATATCGGTTTTATACCAACAACCCACCATTCAGTGATAACTTTTCTTACTTCAGTAAAAATTTCCTGCATCCTTTCCCCGAATTTCCGACCTGCCTCCTCTGAATCGACGATATCGGACTGAAACCCGAAAAAATTCATCCCAATTTTTTCAAACGCTTCTTTGAAAGAAGCGACAAAACCAGCAAGCCATGCAATTGTGTTGTGCAGTACCGCTGCAATCATATCTCCCCAACCTTTCAACGTCCCATCTTCTGCCCATGCATCCAGCTTTTTTAATAAAACATCAAGCCATTTGTTAATATGTGGTAATAACGACTTTCCAACTGCTCCTTTGAACTGAATCCATGCGTCCTCAATGTTTGAGGTCAACCCAACAAATGTTGCAACTCTTTCCTTCATCGCCCCTTCATACTTCTCATTCCAGATCGACATAATTGTGCTTGTAATAAGCGCACGATTGGTGCGGTCAATTATCTTGATTTGTTCCTTGCCCATGCTGTCAGTAAAGGCCAGTGCAGTTCTCCCAACATCTTCAAGAGTTGCCCCCATCGCCTTTGCATTTCTATTCGTTAGCTCAACAGCCTTAATACCAAATGTTTTTAATGTCTCAAATTCTCCTGTTTGGGCATTAGCAAGAGCAAGTACCGCAAGCTCTATGTCTTTCCCCATTGCCGAGGCTGTATCACCCAGCGTTGTCATTACCTTTGTCGGCTCAATGCCATATGCTGTCAATTTGACAAAGGCTTCTGTCAGTTTATCAATTGTATAGGGTGTTTTCTTTGCCATCTCTCTGAGCCACCCCATTGCCTTTGTCGCTTTCTCTTGAGAACCCATGATAACTTTCAGCGTTGCGTTATAGGTCTCAAACTGCGCCCCAGTACTGACAATTGATTTAGCTAATGCAATAAACCCCACCGCCGCCGCAGTAGTGGCAAAAGCTATTGCCTTCGCTACAGTCTTGATTTTTCCTAAAAGAAAACCAAAGGTTTTACTGATTCCTTTGAGTGATCTTTTAGCAACTTTTCTAAGTTTGACAAAACTTTTTTGCAGACGTCTTACAGATTTTGTAGCCTTATCGTTGACTTTGAGCAGGATTTCAATTGTCCGATTTGATAAGGCCATCTATATGCTCCATTGCAAGAACTAATTTGCTTGGCTGTTCACCCCAACTTCCTTTGTTGGGAAACAACCCCTGTTTCCAGAATCCATACGCCCGAATGTAATCCTCAGTGCCAGCCGACAGGATCACCGGACACCTTGTCACATACCCTTTTACATCTTTTGCAACAATCGGGGCTATTGCCTTCGCTTGACAGCCCCGAACATCCTTACTCCGATCACTGCATTTGGCGCAATCCCACAGGAGATATGCTTGCAGAATTGCGCCCGTTATTTTTTTTCATCTTCACCGGAGAATCCATTCAGATCAAGAGCAAGATTTCCAAGCTCTTCCACAACACCAATATGTGATAACTTCGTCATTGTTTTATCGGATACCCGACCATGCTCAAACTTTAACTCAAACGGGGCGTTTTCAATCTTCCTGAGCGATAAGCGCAAGGTGTCTGTGATCAATCCAAACAAATGTGTCTTGATCTCTTGCCCATTGTCCCCCATTCCAAAAGATATATGTCGGTCTTTAATCTCGCTGAATTTGAGATAGCTGATCGTACCTAGTGTGAACCATGTTGGCTCTTCATCACCGATCAATACAAGATGCTTTTTATCGTATGCTTCTGCATACGCATCAAAATCTGATGAATCATCTATTGCAGGATCATTGCTGACCGCAATTCGGATAGTATCGTTCCGGTCAACCGCCTTAAACATTAAGTAACCGCGCCTTGTGTCGTTGAACCATTGCCTTGGCCAGAAAAGGAAAATCCAATCACTCCATCTGCTTCGCCATCAAGTGCAACATTCCCCAAAACGACTTCACCAGTGTATTTTTTATCACCAGCAGTATCTCCCTCAACCCGCAATTCAATATCATATTTACTATCACCGGATATAATATCGGTGATAATGTTGTCCTGATATGCGTCATTTGGATCGTGAAATCCCGTTCCATCCACATTCCAGCTTTTGTTCGTCGCTGTTGTTGTCACCCACGCGCTCCCGAAAGCATTATGTTGTTCTGTGTTCTGCTCAATGGTTAAAGTAAAGCCAGTAATCTCACCAACCATATTTCCACTGCCATCACGCAATGATCCTTCATACCCTTGTACAACTGTCATGTTAATCTCCTGTTTTTAAGGTGTACCTCGTTCAAAAGTGTAAAAAATACGGACAACCAACCTGATTGCCCCATGAGGGTAAGCCTCTCCCTCATCCGTTTCGACTGAAATCACTTGTGTGTTTGAAGCATATCCATTCCGAGTTCTGTCGTCATCTAATGTCGTTTCGACGCCTGTGATCAATTCATTGCGCTTGGTGTCAACATTTAACGATGTTCCTTTGACATATCCAATTATCACATAATCAATCGTTCCTGATCGCTGTGCTGTACTCCCGCCACAAGACGTATCCTCCCGGCTCTCCGATCCTGTTGAAATCCACAGTGCAGGGAATTGTGCATCTGAAAGTTCTTCGACATCAAATGGCTCTCTCGTAATCTTCTTCAGTGTCGGACTACTCATAGCTGTTAGCTGAGTGATAACATCCGCTGCAATGTTCTCTCTTCTGCTCATATCAAGTCAAAAAACTCATTTTCAAATTCAAGTGCGACCTGTTTTCTTTCTTTCTCATTCAAATTGAAGAAAGGTCTGGACTTCTCATTCCAGATCGCCTTGTATGTCTCCTCTTTGCGGGCAAAATAAATCCTGCCGACTTGTTTTCTATAGCCTGTTGTCATACTCCCAAGCATCCGCCCGTGCAAATTCAAATTTGGATGTGACGGATGTTCATGTTCTGTTTTCCATTGCTTATAGCGCGGAGAGTAAGGTTTGAATAGTTTGCCATCAACCGATATCCCCTTGCTTGTGCGCTCCTTGATGAGAAACATCCCCAAGATGGTTGCAACACCCATCGCCTTTTCCGTTGCTTCAGGGAACTTTTTAACGGTTTCACGCAGGCCAGAACGGTCTACAATATTGACAGAAGCGTACATGACCCCCTCATCTGAATAACCGACCATGATGCACAGGCCGTTTTTCCGATACAGAAATAGTTGAATCCTCATTAGCATCATATTCAACGCCATCACGGATGACAGAATCAAGCTCATCAAAGTAAGCAGAGCGGTAGTGATCCATCATGTTCTGGAATTTGTCTTTGTCGGTAGAGGTATTCCACTTGGTAAGCTGTGGCAGTGCATACCACCCAAGCACCCGAAAGGCACAAGCTCTTGCAAATTGACTTTCTGTCAAGAGGTCTTCATCCATCTCCTCTGCTGAATACCCTGTTTTCGGATACCAGACGCTACGCAGTTCACGCTCAATATCCGCTTGAGCTTTTGCGTGATAAGAGGTGAAGGCTGATATCCCGTAGCCAAGGATATCCGGTTGATAGGTCGTTAGATCACTATCAGATGACATAGCCATATCA